TCCCCTTCGGAATAGGCCACGGAACCCGTCCAAGATTGGGCCCCCGCCACTACCGTGTATCCCGATACCGTTTGCGTGTTGGATAGGCTGGCGGAGAGTGCGCTAGAAACAATTCCGGAACCCGTATACAGGTATTCTGTGGGTAGACCGGAACGATAGCCAGAAGTGGTGTACGCTGGCGAAATAAGGCCCCTGTTAAAAGTGGCCGTAAAGTTCAAGGTAACGGATTCCCCGATTTCCCGCAATCCGGCCTGAGTAAGGGCCATGGTATTGTCCGGGGCCGTGAGGGTGGGGAACAGTTCCGGGAAAAGAAGTTGATCCACAAGGCCCTTCAGCGTCACGCCGGTGAGAACTGTGCCAGCCGGAATCCCCCCGACTTCAATAGCGGTTCCTTCGGCATTCGTGAATTGGAGTTCCTCAGCTGGGACATCCACCCCGCCCGGCGTGCGGATAGAACCGGACATCACGACGTCGTTGAAGGCGTTCTCAGGGTCGCCCAAATCCGTCACAACCCCCTCAGGCGGTTCAATCGCGTATTCTGCATCGGCCATTCTATGCCTCCTCCTCAAACACTTGTCCCACAGCCTGGCCTATCCTGCGCAGGATTTCTTTCTGATGTTTCCGTACCACATACTCCAGGAACTTCGCTTGCTGATTCTTTCCCCGCCGGTGTTCAAGGCCCTGGGCTATTTCCTGGGCATATTTCGCGTTGAACGCTTCCCCATGAGCCGCTTCCAGATTCTCGTGAACATAGATAGCGTATGCTGCCGTGAACCCTACGAAAACAACCGTGTTCAGCCCGCTGGTACCTTCCACCCGCCGGGTGAACGCTGAGGCTTTCAGGTTCCCCGTATCCACCGGAACAATCTTCATCGATTCCCGTTGAATCCACAAGCCCGTTCTTATCAAGGACGCTTCCAAACGCTTCCCAAAAGCCGTGGATGTCTTATCCAGGTTGCGAAGGACTTCCTGAACCCCAGTCACCTTCGTCAACTTAGCCATCATCCACCCTTACAGGAAAGCCGTGCGAACGTATTCAGCCACCCTCATGTTCGGAATCTTGCTGAACGAAACAATCTCCCAGGCCCCTGCGTTCCTGGGGTTCAGGGTGTCCGAAAGGGAATCCATATCGGCCAGCGCCAGCATCCCGCCAACCTCAACGTCTCCCCCTACCATCACCAAAGCCTTGGTCATCACCCGCGTACCTTCGGAATTGATCACCTCCTGGGAAGTGTTTTCCCAACGGCAATCGATTTCAACCGGGGCCAGGAAGGAACCCTTCCCAAACTTATCTAGGGGCCCAGGGGCCCAGTATACGGCGGTTTGCTGGAGAACCTTGGTGATGATGGACATGTTACTTTCTCCGTTCCGGTTCCCCGCACTTGGCGCGCAGGCGTTTGATTTCGTCCTGGATCAATTCCCAGTGTTCCGGGGGCATTGCTACCCAGCCCCCGATATCCTGCTCAACTTCCTTGATCGTACCGTCCTTGCTTCCTTCGCTGATGACCCGGCCCCGAAGGGTTTTGTTCTGGAGGATTTCCACCGGAACCCCGGCCTTGATCACCAGCAGTTCATTCTTCACTACCGGGCCAAATTGAACCCAGCAGCCGGAAAGGACTACGGTCAAAAACAGGCCGGTCAGGATACTACAGCCCCAACTCTTTCCATTTTTGATCGTCTGACTTCCCGTCAGATACCGGAACTTTTGGTTGCTCATGGGTCACCACCTTTTCTACTGGCTTGTCATTGGTGAAGATTTTCGTATACCATCCGTAAACCGTCTTCGCCAAACCCCAAGTCCACAGTACCCAACTCATGTTCCTTCTCCTTCCCCCGCGCGGGGGCGGGAATTACTTCACCAGTTCCGGCTCAACAACCGAAGTTCCGGCCACGGAACCGCTGGCCATTCCTTCCTTGATCTCACCCACCCCCACCTTCACCTTGGCGATGGTTTCACCCAGGGACACGTTGGTGGCCGGGTCATTGTCCAGCGTGGCCACAAGATACAGGCCCACAGCCGCCAGAACCGTCGCAATGCCCAGCAATACTTTCTTCGCTCTGCTCATGATACCCTTCCTCCACCATCTTCTGCGATATGCTGCATTTCGGCCCGCTTGAGAGCACTCGCCCCCTGAAGGCAAGGCCGGTCACTCAGCATATCTGCCAACCGTGTATTCGCTACCGCGTTCAACTGGAGAACCTTCATCAACTCCCGCTGAACCACCATGCTTTCTTCGTGCATCTTCCCGAACGATTCCAGGGAATCCACGTGCTGCTGCTGGGTCTGTTTATTCTGGCGGACGATGAAGTAGAACATCGCAGCCAGGCACACGCCGGAAAGCCCATAGGAAAACAGTATCTTCAAACCATCGCTCAAGGCTTGATCCATCACCCCACCCCCGTTCATTCCAATTCAGCAGAAGTTCCCATCCAAGTAATTCCTGCTGGCCGTTTTGTTTTCCCCGATATGATCTGGGCGTTCCACCGGGCAAGGCCCCCGGTCATATCGAACGCCATGGCCTGTTGACCGTAAATGGAGGAGTTCAAAGCCAACCCCACCACGCCTTGGTATGACGCAGAGATACCGGATACACCTTCGCTGGAAGTTCTGGGGTCACGAATGGTAACATAATGGGCAGAAAGCCATGTCTCAACCAACGTGGCATTTTCTTCCGTAATATCCGTACAAACCTGATCAACCATGTAATGGGCAGCATCCATGTACGGCGTCAAATCCGTAATAGCCTTGTCCACCACGATAATCGCCCGCACTGCCGCATCCGTTGTCCTGCTCATTTCGGATTCTCCTCAAACGCCTGTTCCCATGTCATTTTCGGGAAGTGGGATAGGGCAGAATCTGGGTTCAGGTTAATCACCTTTACACCAGACCAACGGTTTTCCAAATCTGAAGAGCACAAAGCAAAAGCAGACATGTATCTGGCGTAATGTTCTTCCGTAGGGTTGTCCAGCAAGTTCTCATGCCAGTTACTACGGCCCCCTACCAGCTTCATGTCAAACCCAATCAGGAATACTCGCGCCGCCCCCATGATCAAAGCCAGGTTTATCGCACTGGCCCCGGTATTCCCGTTCCATCCCAGGGCTTTCTTGTACCAGCCCCCTGGGAGGCGGGGAACGTAGTGCAACCGTTTCACATCCTTGAGCTCTTCACAACTATGGATAATCGGGTTCCGGAACTTGAGCAAGGCTTTCTCATGAACCCGATACCACTTCACGTCCCCAAAGTGGAGCAGGGAAACAACAGAACCCAGCTTATAAGCATCGTTACAACCGATAACCATAGAACCGGCCAGGAGGTCGGTATTAAAGCGCAGGGCACTGGGCCCCCCGCCGTATACGAACACATCCTTGCCAGCCCATTTCGGTTCTAACGGCCATTCTGCCATTTCCCACCCCTTCCCCACCCACTTAGTATTGACGGAGGAACTTTGCTACCTGGTTGACCTTGAGGCCGTCCGTATTCAGGGCCTCATTGCTGCCGAGCTCATACACGTAGAAAAAGCCGTTGGCCTTGAACACTTCCAGGCCCGCTTCCTTCGCTTCCGGATAGTCCTGCGTGACGTCCTTGCCCCTGTCCGGGCCCGTTTGCTTGGCCGGTTCCAAGGGCGGAAGTTCCCCTTCCCCTTCGATGAGTTGGAAAGCGTTGGGGAACATCTTGACCAGGTTCAGGCGCGTGACCACTTCCTCTCCCATCTGATACGTCCGGCCATTTTCGTTATGCGTTCCGGACAGCACTTTGAACTTCATGGCATTTTTCCTTTTCGTAAGGTGAAAAGGGGAAGGGGTCGACTTCCATCAGTCATCCCCCTTCCCCGATTTGAGGAGCCTAGCCAGCAACCGCGCCGTGAACAATACCGGTCTTGCCGTTCTGGTCCTTGCGCAGCTGAGGAACCATGATGGCCATGACCTTGAAGTTCAACTGCATACCGCCCTGGCTTTCCCACTGAATCGTCGTGATGTCCATGCCCACAACTTCGCGGACAACATCAGCGGACATCTGAACCAGCACGACATCGTAGCCGGTCAGGTAGTCCAGCATCTGGACATTTTCCAGATTGTCGATACGGCGGAGGCGGTCGGCCAGCGTGTCATCGCTGGTGGTCTTGTATTCGTTGTTCATGTACTGGCTCCAGGCCGGGCCATAGTACAGCACCCAGGGGCCGTAGTGGTACGCGTTGATTGAGGACTGGATCATCGCCAGAACCTCGTTGACCAGGGTCTGGGCCGTCCAGCCGCTCGCCACCGGGCTGGTGATGACCTGGGTGAGGCGGCCGAGGAGGTTGGTGTAACCATAAATCGTGCCGCCCCCGTAGGTCACCGTGCCGCTGGAACCGATGAGGAGCTTTTCCGCTTCCTCAGCCACACGCGCCGCAGCCAGTTCCGCCGTGGTCGTGTCCAGGGGGCTCCCGCCGTTACGGGAAGCCATGATCTGGCGCAGGCTGAAATCGAAATCCTTGTGGATGATCGGAAGGGGAAGGTTGCTGAGCTCGAACACCGGGCGATCACGGTTGGAACGTTCCAGGCCGTCCATCGTGATGGCGGCAACGCTGATGTCGCTCATCGTTTCGGTCTCAAGAACCGTCTTGCCCATGCCGTTCGGGATGACGTACTGAAGGCCACGGCCCCGAAGGTCAGCCACAGCGCGCAGGCGCGGCTTGGCAGCTTTCACGACGGCGGAATCCAGGAGCTTCCAGTCATCCTTGCGCAGGGTGGCAGTGGCGTTGGTCAGGGGAACCGCCTCGGGTTCACCCTTCGCGTTGTTCATGGTGATGTAGTGGCGGCCATCAAGGCCGATATACGGGCGGAGAACATTGACGTTCATTCCCGTATTGAGAAGGGCAGCGGCAACGTTGCCCTGAGCCTGGCCGTTGTAAATCATGTCCATGGTGATACTCCTTCTTTCTGAAATCGGAACGGCCCCTTACAGGCCGAAAAGAAAAACAGGATACTACATCCAGCGCACCCGCATACGGGTGGTGACCGCTCCCTGGCCGCTGAGGTTCAACGCCTCAAGGGCAACGGCCATGATCTGCGTCGGGGTTCCGGTGGTCTTCTTGAGATAACCGTCGCCCGCGCTGATCAGGTGGTCGCCAATCGCCACGTTCTCACCGGCCTTGAGGAAAACGTAGCTTTCCCCGCCCGGAAGGTTGTGCGATACGGCAATCAGGTCGCCGCTGGAATACGTGCCGGCAATCGTCTTGCCCTGAAGCGCGTCTTCCTCAACCACCGTGCGGGAAGCATAACCGCCCGCAGTGGCGTGAACCACATAGGCATCGCTGGAATTGAGCATCACCAGCTGGCCGGGGGTGAGGGTGGCGCCAGCCTTGCGGCTCTGCTCGAAAACACGGTCACCCTTCAAGTGAATCGTATTGCTCATGATATACTCCTTCTTTCCTTTGGATGAACTTCGTCAAAATACCCTTCGCTTGAATCACACGGTGTTACTTGGCAGCCACCTCAAAGTTCAGCGTGGGGGCAACCAGCGCCTCTTCCTTGTTCGAGGCACTCGCGTTCGCCACCGGGGCCATGCCGCCGAAGTTGAACTGACGGGGGGCCGCTTCCGGGGCCGGAACTTCGGCCAGGGCCGCAATCGCCTTCAGCTGGTTGACGGACATCACGCCGAGCTGGTCCTTGGTGAACGTGTTCCGGGTGTTGGCCGTGATCTTGGTGACCAGTTCGGCCTTGTTGGTGGCGAGGGCCTGAAGGCTTTCCTGGAACACTTCGCGCACCTCAGCCGGGGCCGTGGCGAGATATTCCTCAGCCGTCTTCGGGGCCTCGTTCTGAGCCGGGGCCGGTTCCGTGACAGGGGCCTTTTCGCCCTTCACTTCCGGTTCCGTCACAACAACCACTTCCTCATTCTTCACCGGAATGAGCTTCCCGAGGATTTCCTCGGTCTGGCTTTCCAGCCACTGGCGGTCACCTTCAACGAAGGATTTGTTCCCGGCCAGAACCGCGTCGACCTTCTGCTTCTTGTCCATGATATTCTCCTGTACAGAATTGGTTATCACCTCAAACGAAATAACACGCTTCACTTCCATCGGATTTCCCGACAAAGCGGCATTCTCCGCCGCATCGATTTGGTACGCTTGTTTCCAGTATTGTTCCCCCTTGGAATAGATGAAATAGGTGTCGTACACTTCCGAAATCCAGCCCCCGCTCATATCGCCATTCGGGTTGATCAGGGCCCGCAACTTCTGTTCGATATCGGAATTGCTGAAGGGAAAGCCGGGCTGATACACGTTCCAGCAGTTCCTGTCCTTCCGGGCTGAGGCTGGAGGAATTGAGGCGAAGGAACCCGGCCCCATCCGCTACGGAACAGGCCCCCACCTGATCAGGAAGGACAGCCAGATGATCAGGGCGAAGGTTCCTGGCGATGGCGTTATATGGCTTGCCGTTGAACTCCCCAGATGTTTCTTCGTTTTCCGTGAACAGGCCTGTGCTGAGTTCCATCACCGAGTTCGCATTGATCGTGTCCATTACCCGGTCATCCACCACGCCAACCCGTTCCGGGTCAAGCCACGCCTCCGCCTTCAGCTTCCCGCCCTTGAAGGTTGTGTTCATAATGACGCCGATTTTGTGGGTGGTGAGGATTTCCGGGGAAC